GCCACATCCACAGAAACCACATTCACGATTGCTTCACCCACCGGCATATCCGGGTCAAGCTCTTTGGACACGGCCACCGGGTCAACATCCGCCAGCTTAGACGGCGCAGGGATTGCATCCCCATCCCGCTGTGCGGTATATAGATAGCTTGCAAGGCATTCCACAGCCATTTGCATAGCGTCCTCAAAGCTATCACCCTGCGTTGCAAGATAATTCAAATCCGGGAAGATCACCGAATAGCCGTCATTCTCTTTGTAGAAACAGGCTGGATACATAGACAACATACTCATGCCCCCTAACGTGTTTGGAGAAAGGGCAAGGGCTTATTTAAGCCCCGCCTGTCTCCGAATAGATAACTCTGTTCGTCTGTCAAGCTCCTTGCCCTTGTGGAAAGGGATAGTAACCTTGCCTTCTTTGGTTGGATGTACATACTGCCTGTGCGAGCCGTTTTGCTCTTTGAACACCCAGCCGTCTGCAAGGATTATCTTTTCCATCTCGCGCGGTTTTAATGGCATCGCCGTCAACTCCTTACAGGTATAGTATATCGCTTTATACGTATTTCGTCAATACGTAATTAAAACATTTCATCCTATCACCGTTGCTTCGCAGTGGTATCCATACCCAATAGCGCACAGCCAGACCGGTATACGCTGCACTCGTCCTTGTGATAGGAAAGCCCCCGGCGGACACCATCCGGCACGCGCAGCAGCCACACCCAGACCGCCCGCAAATCTCGCAGCCTGAACCGCCCCGCCCACGCCGCCGGGCATCCAGCACAAGGCACTCCGACAAGGCATTTTTTGAGCAATAAGGCACAAACAAGGCACATTCTGATGGGTTTGCAACGCATACAAAAGCAAAAATCCCACGATACACGCCGTTATTTTAACGGTATATCGCAGGATTTTTCGTGGAGCTAGTGACAGGAGTTGAACCTGCAACCCACTGATTACAAATCAGTTTTATTTTGCGTTTTATCGAGAATAAAGTCAAATTTGTTAGCCACATGTCAGCTTATCAAACTCAAAAATTCAGCTTTTCAAGTTTTGGCTGCATGTAAAAATAACACATTTTGTGTCGTTTTACAATGCGGTTATCTTCCGCATGACTAACTCATACTCTTTCGGGTATGCGAGCTTTATGGCGCTCATGTGCTCATCAAGCACTTCCATCAAGCCGCCAAAGGGCGCGGCGCTGGCCGCTTCCACGAACTCGCTTTGCGGATTTGCTTTTGTGGAGTATGCCGCCGGGTACGACGTGGGAGGCAGCGCTTGAGTCTGCATTTCTGCCGGCGCCTGCTTTTCTTCCAGCTCATTTCTCACAGTGCAGAGGGCGGCAAGCTTCTCCACGCTCTGCCAGTCGGTCGAGCCGCATTTAAGCTTGTGGATGTGGTCATTGATCTCGTCGATGTCCATACTTGCCACCCTCCTCACTTATGCATTGCGCAGAATGTCCGCCGCGCGTTTGTAAGCGTCTCGCTCTGCGCCGGTGGCGTCCTGCATCATGTCCTCGATGTCAGAGATCATGCGCTCACGGCCATCCGTGCGGGAGTAATGCCCGCGCACATAGTGACGGCCACGGTTGGCGTAGCTGTTGCCCCGGGTGTAACCGTTTCCGGCATCGTGGCCGATAGTCCCGCGCATGTCAGCTTCCCACTCGCCTGTTCGGCTGTACTCGCCGCCCTCGCAGTAATCCTCAATGCGGTGAATGTCCAAAATGATGTCCACGATCTCGCCGATCATCTCAACATCGCCCGGTGATCGGTTCTTTTTGTCGGTCAGCTCCATGAGCTCGTCGCACATCTCATCCTTCAGGTGATTCAGTTTATCCAGCATGACTTATCTCCTTTCTTACGCTACCCGCTCAACGATCAGATTGCTGTTTGCAATGCTGACAGCCTGGGTACTGGTGTTTTTGAGTGCCACTGTCACGCAGCAGCCGCGCGGCACCTCGATAAACGCAGCCACGAACACATTGAAGTAATTTTCGACTGCCGCCGGGGTGACAATGGCTGTCGCACTGGTCAGCGACTCACCGCTGACAGCCAGCGCCACGGAAATGGGTCCCACAGTGCCGCCGGTGGGAATGGCGATATTGCCGCCAAAGCTTACCTTGAAGCGCGCTTTGCATTGATTGGTCAGACCGCGCAGGGTCACGAGGCCACTGCCCTCACGGTGCATGATGCAGGCAGGGGCTTTCACCGCGGTCTCGGTCAGGGGAAGGTTTTCACCCGCTGCCACGCTGACGGTGTTAGAGTTGCTAAATTCGGCCATTTTATCGGCTCCTTTCATCAAAAAAGCGCCAGGACTACTGCCCCGGCGCTCTGGTTTGCAAAATCAGCTCAGGGGCTGAACAGTCTACAAATTGTAGTCAGTTGCCGTTATTCGGTTAGGCGCAACCGTTGCAGCCGCAACCGGTGCCGCAGTTACCGTACTGGTAAGGTGCAGGAACCGGGAATGCGGGCACGGGGCGCGGATTGTAGTAGGCCAGCTGACCGCTCATGTAGGCCTTGAGCGTTTCGTTCTGGGCTGCCTGAGATGCCGCAAGCTGTGCTGCGAACAGCTGCTGACCCTGCTCAGCGATCTTTGCGTCCTTTGCCTCGATGCGCTGTGCGGTCAGAGCGTCCAGAATGGCGCGGGCGTTCTGGTTCTGGTTGTCGATGATGTCCCGGGTGGTGTTCTGCACCGTGTTCCGGGTCTCGCAGGACTGAGTGGCCAAATTGTAGTTGACGCCCTGAATGGCAGAGCGGTTCTCGCAGCAGCACTCCTGCTGCTGCATCTGCATGGCAAACAGCTGCTGCATGAACGCCGCCTGCTGGTTTGCGCGGCTGATCTCTGCGGACATAAAGCCGTTGTTCACGGTCTGCTGCACGCCGTTGACAAGCTGCGCCTGCTGGTAGAAGCCATCACACATGCCGTTGTTGATACCATCCATCTTGCGCTCGATGTTGGCAAAATCGGAGGTCAGGACGTAGCCGTCAACGACACCGACACCGGTGTTGCCATTGCCTCCCCAGTTGCCGCCCCAGCCGCCGCAGAAGGCGAACAGGAACAGGATGATGATCCACCATGCGCCATCATTGCCAAAACCAAAGCCGTTGCCGCCGTTGGTGTTTGCGGGCTGAACAGGCATGGTCAGAACCGCAGAATCGGAAGAAAGAGACATTTTTGTACTCCTTTCGTGTGTTTTGAATAATTTTTATGCTTGAACCGTGGCCACGGTTACGACTTAATGAAGGAACTGCTGAAACTGCTGAGCCATCGCCTGCAGCTGGTTCAGCTGGTTTTGTGACATTTTGCCGGATTGCAGCAGCTTTTGCACCTCTGCTTTCGGGTCGCCTTGAAAGTTTGCACGGAACTGCTGGAACTGCTGCATCATCTGGCCAAACTGACCCATAGGGTTTGGCATGGCGGGCATACCGCCGCCTAGTGCATTAAAAAGAGGATTCGCCATACTTATTTGACCTCCGTTTCATTTTTTGAAGGTTCTAACTTTTCAAGTGCCGTACAGCGAGCCGCCAGCGCGTCAAACTCTGCTCGGGTGACAAACTCTACACCGGGCTGCTGCGCCGTTTGTGGCGGCGTTTTTGCGGCTGTGGTGCGCTCCTTGTAGTCAAACACCCGGAGGGGAAGCGGCATCCCGCTGGCGTCGGTGCTCTTGATGTAAAAAGCGCTGTTTTCGCTGTCCATCAGCAACACGCTGTTGCCTGCGGCGACCATATAGGCTTTTGCGCCTTCTTCTCCCTGTACCCAGATGATGGAGGGCGTAGCCTGTGCTGTCTGAGCTGTCGGCTGCTGCATCATGGGAGACTGATAGCCTGCCCCCTGCCTGAGTTGAGCGAGGTTGTCCGGCATTGGCTGGCCGTAATATGTCGGCATCTGATACGCATACGGATTGTAAGGCATCGTTTACTCCTCCTTATACCAGTAATAGATTGGGCATTCCGCGCCGCTGTCCCAACTGTCCCACCACTCGCCATCGATGACGGCCAGAACGTGGCCGGAGCAGCCCAGTACATACACGCCGCGCGGGTACTCCCGGGCAAAATTCGCCACGGTGTAACAGGTGGCGCAGTCCGCCTCCACCATGCGGCGCTTGTAACCCTGCTTTTGGAGGTATGCGCCCCATGTGCGGTTGGCGCTGGGCATATCGCCGAGGGCGTAACCAGTGAGCGCAAGGCTGATATAAGCTTGCTCCCAGCTTCGGCCGGTGGCCGCTGCTACCGCCCGCACAGCACAGTCTCCGACGCTGCTCCCGTGGGGGTTGGGGTTAAACTTGTGCCACATGGCGCTCCCCTCCCTTTGCGATCAGTTTACCTTTTTAAGGAGAGTTAAGAGGCAACGAACGCACAACGAAGGACAAATATAATTTTTCCTTCGAAAAACATTGACATATGACGTCATATGTGATACAATAAGTGTGTCAGAAGAACACCCACAAAACAGACGGAGGCAAACAAAATGAAGTACTCTTGGACTACCGCTCGTGGCGCAAAGATTGATCTTGACATTGATGTGAAGATCATTGCTGAAGAAACCCTCTGGAACGATGGCAACGAGATTACGTTCCCTTGCCGCAAGTGGCAGTATACCATCAATTCCCTGCTCGTGAACGGTCGTGAAATGAAGGCTGGTGCCTACAAGCAGCAGATCGACCGTTGGCCGGAGAGCGTGCATTACGCATTCGGCGTGTATGTGATGGCCAATGGCAAAAAGCAGAAAGCATTCGTTGAGATCCCCGATGCGATCGAAAGCGAAATCTACGGCGAAGAGCGTGCTTACCAGAAGGCTAAAGTTGAAAAAGAGCTTGCTGTTGGGGAAGAATACGAAAAGCATTACAACGCCGTGATGGATATGATGAACAAATAAACGATGCGGCTGCGCTATCGGCTTGACGGGCTTTTGGAAAGGGAAACATATATGGATACACTTGTAACGTCGACCCTCCGCCTGAATGAGCAGGGATTGAGCGTGGCCGGAATCGCACGGAGGCTCAAGATCAGTGAGCAGAAGACCAGAAAAATTTTGATCACTGCCGGTGCGTGGTCCAGCCCTCTTTCGCTGAAAATCGCAAAGATGAGGGAGGGTGGAAAGAGCATTGATGAAATCGCCGAATCTCTCGGGATAGCTCGGAATACCGTCCTGAGCTATACTCCGTATGACCGAGGGATGCAGAACGCCGAATACCCCACCGTCAACGCTCTCAGAATCCGAAAATGCCGTCAAAACAAAAAGAAAGGAGAAGCAAATGGAGAAATTTGACCAAATCGCATACATCAGCGATTACAATGAGGCTACTTATGACCGCCTGACTCTGCGCATTCCTAAGGGCCAGAAAAAGGTCATACAAGATAGAGCCGCCGAAAAAGGGATGAGCGTAAACGCTTATATTACAGCTCTGATAAAAAAAGACTGCCACGAGTGAAAATTTAATCAATACAAGAGCCGCACAGCGGCAGGAGGTTAATTATGTCTAATAACAATTATACCCCGGAGATTGTCATCAATGCCATTATCGCCCATAAGGGCGACAAACAAGTCTGCTTTGGCGTTGTCAGCTCCGTCAGCAATAACGTCAGCTCCAACATTGGAGGCGTGGACATCATCACCAAAAACGGTTACACCGGAATATATGAGCCGGTCGGCGTCCCTTATCGTAAGGCCGTAACCATCGAGCTGCCGGAGGGCGTCCACTACGGCTATTACGCGCCTGCCCCCAACTGTAGTCATTGCATCGGATACTATGCCGACTACAAAAGCAAGGACGGCAACGGCTGCATTGTGTACGTCTCTTACAATCCTCAGCAAGGCGACACCATAAGCAAACCGGCAGCGCCTGGCAGTATCGCAACAATCCCGGAGCACGATTACAACAGCGCCATTGACCGCACCATTGCAGCAGGGTTGACAATGTCCGTGCCTCAGCCGGACGGCTCCCGCAAAATCGTCCCCGTCAAGGTGCTGGCCGTCACCGAGCTGTACGGAGACCGCCACCCCGGCTATAACGCATGATAGGCGATCTCCAGTAGCCTTAAAATCAAAAACCCCCGGTGCTCCAAACAGAGCACCGGGGGTTTTTACGTCTCACGCTGGATGCGCGGGAGACTGGCCAGTTGTACAAATATCCAACCTAATGCGCTTCTTCGAGAGGCCGGGTGGATTTGTTGGTATTATTTTACAACACATCCAGCATTTTGTCAATGCTTTTTAGCCGGTAGCCTATCGCCGTCCGGCTGTAATGTGTCTGTGCCGCAATGTCCGGCAGCGGGAGCCGCTCAACGTACCGCAGTAAGGCTATCTTACGGTCTACCCTCCCAAGCGGTGCGTTTTTGATGGCTGCGGTCATCTGCTGTCGGTCAAGTCCTTGCAGCGCAGCGGGCAGCACTACACGAGCCGCCGCCACAGGCAGCACCGAGCCAAAAAGGCTGCGGCAGCTGTCCGGCGTTGCGCACTCGAGCGGTCACGGCACGGGGATGTCCCATTTTGCCGCCGTTGGCAAAATGGTCACACACTGCGGGCCACAAAATCGGATACGCACGCCGATCATAATAATAGCGTGGCGTTTGCTCGTATGTAGTGCTTGCCATAATAATCTCCTTACTGCTTTTCCAGCGCCGCCTTTGCGCGGTCAAAGAAAAATTGAATCACCACCCCGATGGTCTCATCGGTGATGGCCCAGCTGATGAGCCTGCCGTATTTGCTGGTACTCAGGGCGGCGCGGAGCATCTTGACGACCCACGCTTTGCGCTCTGCGCCGCGTTTCGTCCCCTGAATCTCCTGCTCTGCCCGCTCGATGAGGTCCAGCACCAGCGGCTTTACCGCTACGCCATAGCCCAGCCGGACGCAGCCCATGGCGTAAAAGATAAAGCCGCCCAGCATGAGCACGAGGGCCACCGGCACGGGAATGACGCCCAAAATGTTATTGATTGTTGCCATGTATTACTCTCCTCTCTCTTTTTCGAGGTCTGCAATGCGGTGGTTTGCCACCTTCATTTGTTCTTCAAGCACCGGGATGCGCTGGGCAAAATTGTTGTGTGTCCGGACTTCCCGGGTCAGCTCGTCCAGCTTAGTATCGGTAATGGCCTGCTGTTTTTCCAGCTTGGCGTCCATGTTTTGAGCGGCCCTGCTGTTAGAGATAAGCACGCCGATCAGGCTCAGGCCGCCAGTGATGAGTGCTACGATGATCGCGTCGCTCATGCGCCCTCCCGGAGACGGGTCAGACCCTTCTTGCGGATGATTTTCGGGTAGTTGAGGGTAGTGACGTTGAGGTCAACGTCGCCGGAGATGCCCGGCACACTGCCCTTGCTGGTGTGCTGGTGAGCGTTGTACTTAAAGGTAGCAGCAGGCGGTTTGCTCGTATAGTCGGCCAACCACACGTCGTAAGGACTCAGCGCCGCGCCGCCCATGTAAAGGCGGGTGTTGGCGAAGCTGGTGTAGGTGTAGAGCTGGGCGTAAAAGCCCATTGCCTCGATGCGGGCCAGAGCGTAGGCTGTCAGGTCAGTCAACGCCTGTCGGCCAAGCTGCTTGAGCTCGTTGTCCTCCACGTCCACAGCCACCGGCAGAGTCAGCTCTTTGCCGCGCAGAGCGTCTGCCAGCAGAGCCAGTTCTTTGTCTGCGCCGGTGTGGCTGATAGCATAGCTGTAGTAGTACACGCCCACGTCCAGCCCGGCAGCTTTGGCGTTGCGGTAGTTGGTCTCAAAGGTCGGGTCGACGTACAAGCCGTCTGCCCGCTTGGAGAGCTTGCGGTTGGTGGATACCGTCTTGAGCATGACGCCCTTGTAGCCTGCCGCTTTTACCTGCGCCCAGCCGTCGAGGGTGATTTTGCCCTGATAACGGCTCACGTCGATGTATCGGTAGGGTGGCGCGCCCTCCCAGCCGGGAGGAGCAGCGCTCTGGGTGTCCACGGTGGACACCGGGTCAGGGGTAGAGGCATCTGCCGCCCGGGAGAGGGCAGAGAAGAGAGAAGCGAGGAAGTTGAGGATGGTGTGCAGCATTTTAAGACTCCTTTTTGTTTTTAAGGTTAGATAAAGCCCTCTTTAGTTAATTTCGCGAATTACAGCATCAGTATCAAATAAGCTAAAATCACCACTGTTATAATATCCACTATGCCACAGTAATGCTTTTCCGTTTACATCAACAATAGGACGCACATTTCTAAGCGGATACGCTTGTGTGGCAAAATTATTAGCCTCATATATTGATTCTGTTCTAATCCAACTATTTTCGTTAAGCTCCCATATTTCGATTTTGTCTTTGCCGTCGTTACTACGTGACAAAACCAGTTTTGTTGGTGTGATAAAAGACATACCGCCTTGATATTTTGGAATCCAAAAAGAATTACCGCCATTAGTAACTTTGGTAGTATTACCATTCTTATATACGTAATACTCACTGTCATCTCTTGTTGAGAACGTACAAAACGCGATTGTCGTTTCCCGCGAAGATTCAACTGCAACATCAAATAGTCTGTTTTCTTTTCCGCTTGTGATAGAAATCAGCACAGTAAACTTTGTATAAGAATATGTCTGTGTATCTGTACCAAGCTCAGTTACATTATCAGAATTTCTTACTTTGCCTGTATAAGTATTTATGAAGCCTTGTCTTATTTCAGTATGTCCTTCAGAAGGGTTAGAATACATTACCATTCGTATAATGCTGTCATTGTCTGTAGGTACAAATCGCACATAATACTGTATGTTATAAGCGTCAATCAACTTAACTGGAGTAGACCATTTATGAAGGTCGGAAGAACGTGTGTAACACCAAGCGACATTATCTAATCTGAAAAATAAATAATAATAATTAGTGCTGTATAGCATTTGAGCATAAGTAGTCCGACCACCGCAGTCGATATTTATCACATTTTCAAATGCGTCGATATTTTCCAACGATTTGGAAATGCGAATGTGCATCTGCTTATCTGTATTGTGACCCCCACTATACGCAACGATTACCTTTCCAATATCACTCAAAAACACACAAGGTGCGTTATGGTCGTCAATGTCTGATATTTTTAGTGCCGTCTTTTTCTTCTCTTTTGTAGCAAAGTTGTATTGCGCAACACCACTATGGCCATCATTTGTAGTATAACCAAAATACAACTGATTGCGAATATTATTCCTGCTTACGGCCTGTGGATAACACCACCATGACCATATCATATTTTGATGGTCGTACCCGACATCAGTTAGATTCATAGGGTTGTACTTTCCATCCTCGTATTCCTTAATAATAGGGATTACCTTTTCAGCATTTAAGTTAATAATTTTTTGTAAAATTTCTGCAATAGTGCTCTTAAAGACTTTTCCTGTGTCAACTTCAGAAGGTACAATGTTTGCTTGTGTTTTTTTCCTGATTGTAAACCTAACACCACTCTTATTTAACTTAAAAGTAAAAGAATTTCCTTCGTCATAATCTTTAATTACTTGCAAATTTCCTTGGTATAGACCCAATATCCTGTATTCAAGAGTTGTGTCCGTCAAAGTAATAGATTCCGAAGGTTTTACATCAATAGGCGTAATACTCCGTATGACAGTATCGCTTTCAGTCTCGTGACCATCTGATGAGATTCCACCTTGTTTCAGAGGAATGTTAACAATGTATGTAGCAGTAGAAAACTGCCCTATATCTTCTTTTAGCTGCTTCACGCTCCCATCAAGCTCCGTATAGCTCTCCGGGATGGTCTTGAGTGTCTCTGCGGCTTTGGCGTCGATGTCTTTAGATAGCTGTTCTTTGACAGATGCTGCATTTGATTCGATGGCGTTTTTTGCGTCTTCGGCGGTCTTGTCGATGGCCTCTTTGGCCGCTTCGGCTGTTGCGTCCATATCTGCCTTTGCGTTTTCGGAAATCTGCCCACAGTACTCCAAACCATCTGCAATACTGCTGCGCACCTCTCTACCTAAAACAGCTGTTCGAATTTTCTTGATGATTTCCGTGAGGTTCGTTTCCATATCTTTCCTCCTTTACTGTACTGACGTTTTGCTTGTAGTGGGTATCGGATTGCCGTTGAGGTATCCCATAGAGCTTAAAGCGATACTGTACGCCATAGACGCTTTGTGGCTGCTGAGGGCTTGCAGGTCGGAGATAGAGTAAAAACTCGTCCCAAACGTAAACTTTTTCTTGTCGGGCGCGTCCAGCGGCTCGACAACTTTGGTAAGCACCAGCCATGTATCGAGTCCGTGGGGCTTTGAGAGGATGTGAGTCTTCTTCATCCAGCCAAGCCGCTCAGTGTCGATGCCGGCGTCTCGCAAATCCACGGCGCTTATCTCCATGCCGTCCAGATACCGCAGATTTTTAGATAGCTCCTCATTTGCGGCGTCCAGCAGCTTTTGCCTTGTAATCGACTTGCCGTCGATAACGATGACCCGGGTGATAATACCATAGACGCTCTGTGCCGCTCTGTCGTTGGCCGTCTCCTTGATGGTTTTGGTGCTCTTAAAAATCCACCAGCCTTTTTTCTGGTAGCCTACCGCGATGACCCGGGTGACGATGTCATCGGCCTTGACATAGTTATTGAGGTCCAGCATATTTACGCCAAACTCGACCGTCTGCGTGTTGCTCTCCGCTACGTCGGCAAGATAGTCCAGATACCGCGTTTTACCGTCGTCTGAGTACCGCACGACAAGGTAGCCGCCGTAGACGTCCGTCAGCTCAGATTGCAGGATGTCCCACGTCGTGCCAAAGTTTTTGCCGTCGCCGAAGCTTATGGCCTCATTGGTGGAGGTGTCAAAGTCGTGCAGATAGTAGCCCGTGCAGGTCGACCAGCTTCCTGTGCTGGGATCGCCGCTCTGAATCGCTCCGTCATCGCCCAGCCTCCAGTTTGTCAGCGGGGTGGTGCCGAGCTCGTAAATGTACTTAGAGCCATGAGCCGTCACGGTCACAGCGTAAAAGCTGCCGTTTTTGTAGGCTATGTTTCGCTCCACCGTAAATGACTTGCCGCCTTGGCCTTCATCCTCAGAGACAACGCGTATCGCATTACCTCTGTTAATATACTCCCCGGCTGAAACGGTGTAGCTTCCTATATCGCATATCCGCCTTTCATCAGCATCCTCAAGAAAATAATCATTACTGCCGTCGTCGTCTTTATCGTAATCCACTCTGCAACCGCTCATGTAGACCGTCTGGAAAGGCTCCTGCGGCCCATTTGCAAAAACAGTGACATCGCCCACCGTAAAGGCTTTGTATTTGTCGGTCTGGCTGTTGTGATTGCGGATGACATTTTCCAAAAATTCCCGGATGCTGATATTCGGGTACCGATAAGGGGTGAGCGCGGTATCATTGAGATATGCGAGCTCACCCTCACAGTACACTTTTTGTCTCAGGTAAAAATCCATGTCGTGGCTCATGACCCGTCCGCGCCAGATGGGCGTGCCGTCCTGTTCCACCTCCACAATGGTCTTGAGCTTTTGCAGCGCCGAGTGGGCAACATTGCCCAGCGGGAGCGTAAACTCAAAACTGCCAGCCTTACCGGCCTCACGGGTGAGAGTCGGGGAGATGAGCAGCGTAGCCGTAGTGCGCAGGTCTTCGCCAGTCGGGTCATAGATGCAGGCTTTGGTGTCCCATACGCCTACGGCGGTCTGGGTGCCTGCATAGACTTTGTAACTCACAGACTTTTTACCTCCGTTGCCGTATCATAAATAGTGTCTGTCTCAAAGTTAAAGGGGTCCCACTCCCAGTCAGCACCCGCCTCAGCGGTGAGGCTGACTTTGTATGGGTTGCAGATGCCGGAGATGGTAAAGACATTCTCCCACCGGTCGCGGCTCTGGGGGGTCACTGTCCAGTAGCCCTCCCAGTACCACGACGGGTCATCATCAAAGATGCAGCGCAGCCACTGTCCCTGCAAAGCGTTTTCGAGGGCGCTCTGGATGCTGGGCCAAAGCTTTTTTGGCTTGACGCACTTGAGGGTGATAGTTATCTTGCGCTGGGTGTAATGGACTTTGCCGTCCAGGGATTTGGAGAGGTCCAAAATGCGGTCGCTAAACGGCACCTTTATGAGTAGGCTCTGGTCCGGTTCTGCCGGGCCGACGGTCGTACCGCCCACCACGATGTAAAGCCCCCAGTCCTTGAGGGTGTGGTAATCGCCCAGCTGGACGCCCTGTAAAGCTGCCATTTAACCACCTCTTGCTTTCCGGGCCGCTCGGATGCCCAAATCTCCATCAATGCCATTGGTAAGTGTCGGCTGCATTGCACCTGCAAGAGCCTGCACACCGTTAGCGTCGATGACCAGCGTACCAGTGCCGATAGCCGGGAGGTGCTCATCCAGCGAGTTGGAGATCCGCTGCAATACGCTGAGCTGCTGCTTGCCGGTGGTGTCCTGCTGACTGCCAGCAAACGGCGACGCGGTGACGCTGCTGTAGCGGTTGAGCTGGTCGGCGCGGGCCGAGAACTCTGCCAGAGAGTCATACACCGGCGTTGTGCCGTAGGGGCTCTTGTAGTTGTTGGTGACGTCGTTATCGCGGCTGCTGCGCCACTTGGCAAATGCAGCGCCGCCCACAAGGGCCGTCAGGCCGAGGATAGCAGCCACCACGGGGTTTGCGATGATAAAGCCCACAATGCCGCTGAGAGCTTTTGTAATGACGCCCGCCATGCCCGAAAAGTTTCCGGCGATGCCCGCCAGCTTGGCACCCATGCCGCCGGACTCGCCCAGCCCGTTTATGACCTGAGAGAGGCCCTGCACGGCCACTTTTGCGTCGTTGGCGTCCGAGGTAATGCCATCGGTGAGCAGCTTGTGGAGCGTATCTTTCAGGCCGCTCATACCGCCGCCGGAATAGCTGTTGTTGATAGCAGTGAGGGCGTCCGAAAACCATTTGGAGATGATGTTACGCTGCTCTTGCGTGACCTCGCCCCAAATCAGCTTTGCAAAGTCGGTGGCAAGGCTCGTCCAGTTGCCGTTTTTGAGGTCGGTGAGCACACTTTGGAGCGTCCCCATGATGCCGTTTTGCCATTTGGTCTTTGCCTCGCTGAGATTTTTGTCAATACGAGACTGCATCTCAGAGACAGACAAAACCACATTGTCGCAGGTCTGGTTGACCGTGGTGGTGATTTTGCCATCGGCATCGGTCACGTTTTTTGTGACCTTTCTAATGGTCTTTTCGACGCCGTCCACTACCTCAGTCCACGAGTCGGTGATAGTCTGCACCGTCTCTTTGGTGGTGCCTTTGAGCTGCTTAGTGGTGCCGTCATAGACGTTGTAGGTGTTGTCGGCAGTCTCTGTTACGCGCTGGATGCTGCCAACGATGTTGCCAGTACCAGCAAGTATCTCCTGAGAGGTCTCCTTGATGGTATCGGCCAGCTTTTTGGTATCGGCGGCGACGTGCTTTTGGGTTGGAGTCTCGGTCTTGGTTTTGGTCGGGGTGGGCGAAGTGGTAATAGAGCTTTTGCTTTTACCAGAAGGCTTTGCAGGCACCCAGCCGTCATTCTCGTCCCACACCATCCCAGCGTGAGATTCATTCCAGTCCTTTTCCCCCTGTTTTGTTGTCTGGTCAGCGTTAAATGCATTCCAGTACACAGCATCCCAGTCGCCACTAAAAAGCGAAATTTCGCCTTTTCTGAAGGAATCGGCAACAGCTTTCAGGCCCACAAGCGAGGACTTTGCCTTGTCGATCACACCGGAAAGTCCGGTTATCTCTCCGATAAGGCCCGTCCATCCGTCGGTTTTGTAGGCTTCCTGCGCGGCCACCGTCATATCATTAAGATTTGAGATGACCATGCCGATGCCGTTGGACAAATCGCCGGTCATAAGGCCAGCCAACTGGCTCACGTTATCTTTCAACGTGGATACCCGGCCATTCATGGTCTGGCTCTGGGTGTCCATGGCGTTGTAGTAGCGCCCGCCCTCTTCGCTGGCCGCAATAAGGGCCTCAGAAAGCAGGTCGTAGCTGATCGTCATGTTCTGGACATCCTGCACCGATTTGCCGGTGTAGTCGGCCAAAACCTGATAGATGTTGATGCCAGCATAGGCAAACTGCTTGATGTCGATAGCGGACGCTTTGCCCACGTTGGCGATCTGCTGCAAGTTTGCCGCCATGCGGGACAGCTCCACATTGCCGCCGCCGGTGGCCGAGACAGCATCACCCAGTGCCATAATGAGCTTACGGGAATACCCGGCATTTTCACCGGCGCTGATAAGCAGCTGGTTTGCCTCGGTAAGCGATGCCACATCAAAAGGTGTGCGGGCGGCGTCCTCCTGAATGGCTTTTATGGCCTCGTTCGCGGCCTCTGCGCTGCCCAGCATATTGGTAAAGCCGGTGGTGTATTTCTCGATCTGGGCGTTGTACTCGATGCCTGTCTGGACAAATCCCACAGCAGCATCAAGCGCTTTGCTTGCCAAAGTGGTCAAAACATTGCCCAGAATCTGCCCTTTTGCAATAGAGCCTGCAAGGCTGCTTTCGGTATTTCGGGTCGAGTCGCCAAAGTTTTTCATGTAGGTGCTGGCATTGTTCAGCGCCTGCTGTACCTCGGCCAAATGCGTACGCTCGGCTTGTAGCTGAGTCAAAAGAGCTCTGGTCTCTTTCGACGTCTCACCGGTGGCTTTGGCCTGCTCATTGTACTTTTGAGCGGTCTCATTGACCCGCTTTTGCAGGTCTGTGTACTCTTTGGTAAGAGACGCCACCATTGTCTTTGTGGAGGCTTTGGTCTGCTCAATGCTCTGCTGATACGCCGACGTATCGAGGCCGACTGTAGCCATCAATTCAAAGAGCTTCAGGTTTCTTCACCTCCATTCAAGCCATTTTTGATTCTCTGTATCACTTCTTCGGCGCTTTGCTGTGGCTCTGAGGGGCGGGGATCGATGATTCCTGCCACCCGGTCAGCCCAGCGCTCTTCTACTCCTGCGAAGCCTGCCAGCGTGTCCGTCATGTATGCCTGGTAGCTCAAAGCAATAGCCTCTTGCCGCCGGGTGTTCATGATGTGCTGGACGATGTAGGGCTTGCCGATGAGCCGCAGCATATCGAGCCGAATGGACGAAGTCAGGCGTCGATACTCGTCTGGCCCAGCTTCGCCAACGATAACAAAAAATCCAGCACGTCCTTGTCCTCGATGGTGGCAGTGATAACGCGCAGGATCTTGAACGGCGTCATGGTCTCGGTCTTGCCGTCCTTGTCCACGTCCGGCTCATAGAGCAGCGGAAGCAGCTTGGCGGTAGCCTCAGCGTTCTCAAAGAGCAGGCTTTTTGCCATTGCCTTGAGGTTTTTTCGGCTCTGCTCTTCCCTCTTCTGCTTCTTTTCTTCCTCGGTCTCGCTGCCGTTAAAAACCGGCATGACCTTGCGCAGCTCCATGACTTTGGTCTTGGTCAGCAGGTCAGACACCGCGTCAGCGATGAGCCAGCAGCGCCGCAGGAACTCGGTCTCGTCCATCTGGTTCAGGGTTTTCATGTTGTAGCCTCCTTACGCCGCAGCCTTCGGGCTGTAGTACCACTCCATAGGCACCACGTCACTGCCCAGACGGGGGCAGCCGGTCAGAGTGACGGAGATGTTGCCCTTGCCTTTGTCGGTAGTCTTCAGGGTCAAACCGCCGGTGGAGAGTGCGTTCATCAGACGGACAGCCACATAGCCGCCGTCAATGGTGTCGCCGACCCACCAGATGTCCTTAAAATCGCCGGTGTTTTCGGTGGGATCCAGTGTCATGCGGGGCGTGACCTTCTTTTCTGCCACATCGGCTGCACCGAGGGCCAGCTTGATAACGTCCGTTGTGGCATTCAGGGCCGTAAAGGCCAGCGTGCAGTCGTAGTCCTCGATTTGCATCAGCTCTGCGGTGTTCTTCTGGGCGTTGTCCACGTCCGCGCCCAGATCGGTGAAGTTTGCCTTGCAGGTCGCGGTGATGCCGCCGGTCGTGGCGGTGATAATGTCTGCGTCCTGAACTTCGGTTTCGCCGGTTACATCAAACTTGTTGACCACGATGCCTGCGTTGAACTGCATGGATTCGAACGCTTTCTGCGAAATTTTGGAAAATTTTCTTGCCATATTGCTCCTTTACTCACGGTATAAACCGTGTGAGTTCAAAATTGAGGTATTCGCACAAATAACCCTCGGGCGGGTTGTCAAGCGGCTGCGCCCACGGGACGCCTTTGTGCAAAAGAATAGCGCCGCCCTCGCATTCAATGGTCAAACCATCTGCAAGGGCTGCGCTTATCCTGTCTTCGGTCTGTAAGATGGGTAAACGCCCCGCGCTGCTTGGATACCACAAGCGGGCGTGGAACGACACTTCCTCGTTCCAGCTGCCGGGGACGGCGGGCTTGTAGGTCAGATACGGCAGTTCTGCGCCGGGAGGAATGTTATCTTCCAGGTGGCCGGGGATGCCAAAGCCGTTGAAAAAAGCGTTCAGCGCCCGGTTGATGCTCTCAGACGGCCCCATTACGGCAGCACCGCCTTTTTGCACTTGACGGCCCGCAGGCCCATGCCGGATTCTTCCGGGGCGCCGCCCTCATCGGCTGCACTCGTCACCTGAAAGGTCTGCCCGTCGCTCACCCGCTTGACGTAGTCCGGGAAGGCCAGAGGCACACCGGTGTTGACCAGCAGCGTATAGGTGGACGCTGTAGCCGCCTGCTCTGCAACCTGAGCCTCCACGGTGGTATCGTGGCGCTCTACGGCCTCAAATTCCGGGCCGTCCGTCCAGCCGGACACAAAGCCGCCGACGCCGTCCGGCTCATAGCTGCGGGTCTGAAAACGGTATTTTTTGGTGAAGCTCTGCATCACGGTGGATGCAGTGAACGAATTGACCATGTCACATCTTCCTCCACTGGTTGATTTCGGCCCGGAACTTGGTTTTGCCGTCTGCAGGAAGGCCGTCCGCACCTGTAGCCATCGTGCCGGACCACCCGGCAAAGGACTGGGACACATACACGCCGCCGGACGGGAGCGCCTTGTCGTATGCGTCGATTTTTTCGGCCAGCGCGGCAAAGGCAGGCGGCACACGCATAGGCTGCACCGTGCCGTTAAAGGTCTCTGCCATCAAATCACCGTCCCCTGCCTTGTGTACTCCATCGTTGAAGATAGAGCCGCACACGAGGAAATACTGCCCCGGGACTACCCCGGCGGGAACGGTATCCGGCTCAAAAGCAAACTCCCCTGCAATGGGGTCGTCTGCCCGGTCAAAGAAATTGTGCGTCAGTGCGCACAGCTCAGGGACGGTCATTGGGCGCCTCCTCCTCAAAAGGGGCGATTACTCGCCCGGGGTGATAGTCTGGACAGAGATGCCGTCCAGATACTCAGCAAACAGGGTCATGCCCATGACGGCGAAGCTCTCAGAGACTGCGGTGTGGTAGTTGCCCTGAGTGTGGAAGCCGATGAGGTTGCTTGCCTCGCCCGCAGTGGTGTAGACCAGACCGGCCTTGGAAAAGTCGCTGTCGGCGGGGTCAACATAGTACAGGACGATGTTGTCCACCGGGGTTGCGATGACCTTTCCTCGCGCGATTTCTCCGCTGGAAAGCAGGAAGATGGTGTTGTATCCCATGAAGTCCTTGATGTACTGGAAGCCGAACTGGTTCTGGACGGTGATGTTGGCCGCGCCCAGATACTCGTACACGTCCAGAATGTTGGCGAAGCCCACGACGCCGGTGACGGTGCGGTGCATGTTCTTGAACTTGTCCTCAACGCTGCCCTTGGCCATCGCCAGAGCCATCTGGAAGGTCTTGGGGGTGCCTTTCAGGGTGCCGGTGTTCAGGTACTTGTAGAAGCGGTCGGTGACGTTCGCGGTCAGCTGGTACAGGAACTCGTCATCGGTCTTCTGAACGGCGACATCGTAGCCGTACTTCTTGATGGCTTCCAGCGAGACGGCTTTGGCGAACTTTTCGACAGTAATGTCAGCATAGGTCTTTTCTTTGACGGTGAACTTGCTGTAGGGGATTTCCTCGCCCTCAGCAACAGTGCCGATCTGAAGCGTACCCTCGGCGTACTTGCTCTTGAGGGTAGTGCCGGGCTGCATCCGAATGGGGCGCATGATGCCCATGATGTCGCGCAGATGCTGCCAGTTGCGCTGGAAGCGGGTGACGAAGTCGATTTCTCGGGGGTTGATGGTAATGTCGGTAGTTACGATAAGGTTTTCTTTTGCTGCCATGTGTTATTCCTTTCCGCCGCCCGTGAAAAGGTCGGCATTTGCTGCAATCGCGGCCTGGCGTTCGTCAGCGTCCTTGATTGCAAAAATTTGGTCTTTGGTCATTTTGGAGCCGGTGTTGGTGGGCGGGGTGTCCACCTTTGCGCCGGTGGTCGTGGTTGTAGCCACAAAGTCGCCCCACACGTCTTTCTGGCTGTCCATGAACTTCTTTGCGTCCTTGACCTTGCCGTTCTCGTCCAGCTCCAAAGCATCGATGTCCGCGCCGGTCATTTTTACAACGCGGTCAAAGTGCTTTTCCAGCACGCCATTGTCCTTCAGCAGCTGCTTGTATGCCGCTACTTTCGTGGCCCGGGTGTCCTTCTGGGTCTGCTGGGCCTTGTAGTCGGTCAGCGCCTTTTCGGCGGCCTGCTTGTCGCCATTGGCTGCATCCCGGTCCTTCTCGGCCTGTGTGCGGGCTGTTTTTTCTGCATCCAGCTGGTCTTTGAGTTCGTCCGTCTCCTTGTGCAGGGCGTCCAGAATGGCTTTTGCCTTGTCATCGTTGGAGGTTTCGGAGTTCTCCAGAATCGTGCGGATGTCAGCTCTTTTGAGTGCCATGTGATAGTCCTTTCCGCCCTTGCTCGGGCTGCCATGCTTGGCAATAAGGTTTAATTTGCCGGACGTGCTGCCGGTGTGGTGCCGCCTGTGGGGCTTGAACCCACGGCCCCCGGATTACAAATCCGGCGCTCTGCCAACCTGAGCTAAAGCGGCATAAAAAAGCGGCTGACGCTGTGCGCCAACCGCTGAGTATTTAGTTTTAGAGCGAAAATTCACAGTCTGTGGCTGTCGGATAGTCCTGCGCTTCGGACGGAACATAGACCAAAACAGAAATTTTGGCTTTGCCCTCGCCGTATGTGTTATCACACATCTCCTGAAGCGCTTTGCGTGCCTGAACACCAGCCGCAAACAACTCTTCGACTTTTGCAGCCTTGGGCTTGTTCTTTTCCTTCATCTCAAGCATCTGCTTTTTGATTTCTTCAATTCTTTCGGCAGACTTATGATAAAGTCTTTCTGCGTTTTCCTGCATTTTCACAGCAACTTCAAGCTGTGCGCTCAAGTTTTCAAGTTCTGTCATCCTTATACCTCCTTGTTTCCTTCTTCCACCGCGATTTCTCGCAGCTCGTCAATGTGCTCCTCCACCGCCGGGCGGAGGAACGGGCGTGGGGCCATGCCCCGGGTAAAGTGCCACTTGCCGTTAAAGTCCTGCCAGACCCACGGCGTTTTGCGTCCGTTGCCCTTCTCGGCAAAGATGCCCGTGCCAAGCTCAACAAACAGACTGTAAAACAGGTCGCTTCCGATGGTCACGGTCTTTTTTGCAAGGTCTACGGCGTAGGTTAGGCTCTGCTTGAGCGCGCCGCCCACGTAGCCCTCAATGCCCGTGCTGTCTGCCGTGCCGGTAGGCACAAGCAGCTGGGCGTAGTCCTGCACCTTCATGCCCCAGATGGTCAGCACCCGCTCCGCCCATGAATCCAGAGCTTCATGCAGCTGCGGGGTGTTGTCGGTGAATTTGATGTCATAGTTAAAGTTCATCGTTTAAACCAGCTATCTACTTTCTTTTGCAGTCGCTTTTGTGCGCGTTCGTATGTAGAAGAGGTAATTTCTGTTTCGCTGCGGCCTTTGCCGTTTGGCTTGCTAGAGTTTCTGTATTCTTCAAGCGACTTATACTTGAATTTTTTTGCTCTTTTAGTTCTTTTTTCCCAGTCTGCTTTTATTCCTGTTGCACGCTCTTTTAGATTGTCCTCAACCCATTTTTGTGGATTTTCTCCGCCTCTGTTTTTTATTTTGTTAAGAAGATGTTCTTTTGCCATCCAGTCAGGAGTATCTTTAACTTTCATATTGGATTCATATTCCATTTTTGCAAGTTCTAGTGTTTCCTGCGATGTTTTATATCCACCTCCGATGGAAATGTTACCAAAAATTGAAATAGCTTGAACTTGGTCATAGCCCATCAAAATTTCATAGCTATTTCTTACGCTTCCACGATTTTGTAGCGCCGTCCCAAGAAAGGCCGTGTTCTTTCGCTTCTGCTCGCATACTGTAAGTCTGGCCGCTGATAGACTGCACCTTGTCCCAGTTGATTCCGAAAGACTTTCCATCAACAGCGCCAGCCTGAACATTGTACGTCAGATAGTTGGTTTTGTTTGTTTTCGCGGTCTTTTCTTTTGTGTCTGGCTGTGCATACTCGAACGTCAAATTGCCTTTTCCGTCCGTCGTTGCTTCCAGCACTTCGGTGTCATAGCGGCCCCGTTGCCATCCACGGCCCTCAATGTAGCGGGCCTCTATCGTTCTTTTTGCGCCTCCTGCAATGGCACCATCTTTGCTACCGCCCATGCGGGTGCTTCCGGAGCCGCTACCTCTTTTGCTCATATCGATACTCCTTCCGTTCAAATTCAAACGGCTTGATTTTTGTCACGTTCCAGTCAAATTCTGCCGGACACTTGCCATACCACAAAATGCTGCTCGGTTGCAGCACTTCCAGCGCCTTGCGGCAGTGTTTGGCAAAGCACTCTGCTTCGTATGGGTCAGATTGTGTGCCGTGGCTCGAAATGCTCACAATGGCGTTTCTAGGTTCTCCGTCAAAACACCAATCATAGCTTTGCTCACCGCACCAGCAGAGCGTTGGAATAACGTGGATTCCGTGCGCCTGCCAGTATGCAGCCAGCCAGTGCTTTTTGTAGTGCATGAAAAGCTGCACCGCAAGCGGCATATCACTGTAAAGTGAAAAATCCGGCGAACATACCGCGCCGAACTGCTGCAAAAGAGGAATGTATTTATCGGGGTTATTCCAAAACCTTTCAAACTGGTAATCGTCCTTGTAAAAATGCACGCCTTTTGTGGCCTTGTCTTTGGCTGTTAGCGCATAATTGACCGGAATCCATTCCAGCTTGTCAATGCGGATGTCCGTTTCCGGCTTGATTTCAGGGATGCCATACTTGCCCACGCCCGGAAAAATCATCTTTTCGGTGTTTTCCATCGGCAGAATCACGGTTCATCCCTCCAAACCTTACTTTTTCTTGAGCTTTTTTCCTGTTTTCCAGTTGTAACCACGTTTTTCCAGCGCACGGCGTGCTGCCTGTGTGGAAGGATTGTCAGGATGCCCTTTCGCTTTGCCCATCAAAACTTCAACACGGCTCTTTTCTCTGATTGTGCCAGACGCAACGCCCGCTTTGTATTCTGCAATAGCAGACTCTCGCCTTGCGGAATACTGTGCAGCGGCCTCGTGGGCTTCCCTTTGCATTTTTTCCGTTTGGCGGCGTGTCAGGCCATGAGGAATACGCATCTTATCGTCCATGTAATCGCTGATGGGCGAACTCAAGCCACGTTTTGCGAGAAATTCATCAAGCGTAGTCTTCTCACCGCTCGCCCTTGTAGAACTACCAGAGCCTCGTTTACTCATTTTGGGAACTCTCCTTTCTGTGCTTGCGCTCTTCCGCCCACCACATTTGCTCGGCTTCTTTGCCGCCCTTGGATTTATACCACTCGGTGTAATCCATGACGGGGGTGGTCTCTTTGGTCACATTGTCTCGCTGCATGGCGTTCTGCCGGGGATACTTGCCCAGCGCAGAGGACAGCACGCAGCGGCAGTGGTAGACCATCTCCGGCGCTGCGTTGGGGTCGCCGGGTCGCTGAATTTCGTAACCCATGACCTTGAACGGCTCGTCAAGCTCTGCCGTCTGCTGGTCAAGCAGGCGGTGCATCTCACGGGTGCGGTAGTCGTGGGTGGAGTTCCACCGCTTTTTGACCTCGATGCCCAAAGCCTGGGCGTTACGCATCTGCTGCAAAGCCCCGGCGTTCTGGGCACTGGTAAGGGCCGTGATGGCGTTGCTCATGGCCCAGTGGATCTCCGTGTCTGTCATGCCGTTTACAGCCTGCACGGCGATGTCGTAGACGCTTTTGCCCTGCACGATGCCCTGCATGACGTAGCGGTTGAACACCCGGGCATCATAGGTGCGGTTGCTCTCGCTCTTGATGCGCTTGTTGGGCACCATGCGGGGGTTCTCCTTCAGCAGGAGCTTGACTGCTTCGGTGTTGTACAGGGTCAGCCCGAACGTCACGCCTGCGGCCTGTTCCAGCTCGTAGAAAGCCCAGTTTGCGCCAAAGGAAAAGATGTTGTATTGCTCGTCCCGGGCCAGCTTGTAGGCCGTCTGCTGGGCTGTGGTGCAGGTCTGTGTGATGCCGTCCAGCTTCTGGTGCATCAAATCGGATTGAAACACCTGATTTTGCAACCAGATGCGGTAGTCGTCCTCGGTGATCTCGCCTGCATCCAGCTGTGCCCGCTCGCGCTCGTCCAGTGCTTTGTACTTTGCCAGAAACTCGGTCAGTTGCTCCTGCATCTCCCGGCGGGCAGTGCCGTACACCCGGAGGATACGGCGGCGCAGGCGGTTCAGCTGGCGGGTAGAAATGCGGTCACGGTCGGTCTGTTTCATGACACTGCAAAAGTCACAAGCGCCCATTTAGCCCATTCAGGCATATCTGCGCTAAAAATGCCTTTGACGTAGTAAACAGCTAAAACGGCGTTCAAAATTACGATTCCAATGATAAGCGCAACGCACACGCCAAAGAAAATCCAGAAAAATATTTTCATCCTGTCATGAATTTTCATCCTCGTTGTCCTCCTCTTCCTCATTCTCGCCCGCGGTTTCCCGTTCTGCGCTCTCCGCCATCAGCGCGGCCTTTGCCTGCTCCTTTTGTTCCGGGGTCAGGTTGGGCAGCAGGTCAATGGCCATGTCCTGCCCGATGATCGGCGCCTCAGAAATCACCATGCTGACCTGCTCAGCTGTGTTGGTGATCTTGCTGCGGGTAAAAATCGGGGACACGTCGCCCAACCCAGCCAGCTTGCAAATCTGCTGAATAAAGGGCGTGAGTTGCGCCTCGAAATCATCCGCGTTGTGATTCAGTGGTTCATAGGCTGCGTCCAGATGGTCGTTTGTGCTATCTGCGCTTACACAATGCACGTCCAGCCCGCCAAAGTCCTCATAAGACCGGCTGTGCAGCAGGTCAAGCAACGTACTCCGGGCCGTTACGGGGATTTCGGTGGTGTAGGGCTGCACCTTGCCGCCATCGCTGGTGTCAGCGTTGGCGACGTGGTAGAGGTTGAGTTGCTGTAAAAAGCCTTGCAGCTCGTCCTGCGTCATTCCGCCGAAGTTTTCGCACAGCCAATAAATCTGCGCACAGTCCTGCAAATCGTTACAAAAGCCGGACATGACAAGGTCTGTGTTGTCGATGTAAGCTTTAAGTCCAACAAGCGTACTCTGGTGCAGGTCTGAGCCCCACAGCGGTACAATGGGCAGGGCGCCGTAATTGTCCTCTGTGACAGACTCTTCGCCGCCCACGTTGGTTGTAATCGTGGTCTTGAGGTATCCACGCTTTGCCACAGCCTCTTGCAGCGGGTATGCGCCACGCGCCTGAGACTTGTACTCGGTGTATCCGTCTTCTTCGTACAGCACCACTTTTGTTGCCGTGTCCGGGTTTAGCTGCCAGTACCGTACAGCCGCCCGCAGCGTGCCGGTGTCCTCGTCATAGAGCGGGGCAAGCTCGGTCAGCTTAAACACGTCCAGATGGTCGTAATTCCAAAATCCAAAGCTTTCGCCGTGGATGAGGGCAAAATACCCAGCCTTAAAGACCCGCTCGTCGAAGGTTGCGCCCAGCTTTTGCTTGTCAGTGCCATCGGCGAATGTGACGCCGTTGCCCAGCGAGTACGCCGCGCGCTGCTTGTTGAGCCGCCGGAACAGGTTGCTTTTGACCATATCCGGCCTCATGATGTCCCGGGTGTTGTTTGTAGCCCGCTTTAGCATCTCTGCATAGGATGCGGCGAACTGCTCTGCGCCCGGGTTTTTCTGCCGGTCGTATAAATCAGCAGCCAGCGCGCCCGTCCTGCCCGCCACCTGCGGGGAAGATTTGTGCTGCTGGATGAAATCCCACAGAAAATCTGTGAGCCGCCCTTCCTGCTGGGCCTGCTGGAATGTCTGAAACGTAAATGTAGCCACTTTTTATCCTCCGGCCCGCTTGACAAGGCGCTTCGTGCGTACAAAATACCGGATAGAGTCCATACAGTGGTCGTTTTCCTTGATGACCACATCTTCTCTGTCCGGATCCCATGCGTAAACGCCAAACTCCTGTATGGTGCGTTTACACTCTCTGTATATTTTTAATCTGCCGGTTTGGAGCATCGTCTGAACGTCCAGAATGCCGCTCAGAACGTCGTTGTTTGCTGCCTGAATTGGGAGCCCGTTTTGCTTTAGCTCCGTGATAAGCGGTAGTGCAGACGGGTCAACGATGACCTTTTCTGGCTTTGTGCCGTTTAACCATCGCTTGAGGTCTGCAACATACTCGCCCACGGTCTTCTGGCGTTTTTGTTCGCGCCCGCTGTAGTAATACTCGCGGGTCGCTATCCATGTGCCGGTGTCCGACTGCATCTGGAACAGCAAAAAAACCGTTGCGTTTTGCGTACCGAAGTCGCATGCCACATACGCGCCCTTTGGTGACAGCTCCGGCAGCTTGTCAATGATATGCTTTTGTCGGTCGAACATATCGTAGACAAGGCCCTCAGCCACCGTCCACAGGCCCAGAATGAAACGCTGATAGAAAACGCCGCTGTACTGGCTGCGGTAGCGCTCTTTGATGTCCTCGGAAAGTGACAGGTTGTCGTCCATCGTGAAATGGAGATACATTATCTTGCGGGAACGGCACTTGCGCACCCATTCCAGATAAAACCAGTGCTGTGGGCTGCCTGGGTTGCAGTTGAACCAGAACTTTGACCCAGTGACAGAGCAACGGGCTGTGGCCTGATTGACGAAGCTTTGCGGCATCAGGGCCACCTCGTCGAAGAATACCCCAGCAAGGGTGATGCCCTGGATCAGGCCCTGGCTGCTCTCGTCCTTGCCGCCGAAAAAGTAAAACTCGTTGGTTTTTCCGCCCTTGCTGACGGTCATGCAGTTTTCTGCCCGATGTTCCTTGACGTTGTAGCCACGGGCTGCAAGCTGCTGCTTGAGTGTGCCCAGCACGTTGCGCCGGAAGCTGGCAATGGTCTTGCCGCACATGGCAAACTGTTGGCCGCTGTAGCAGGTCATAGCCCACTGGACAAAAGAGAAGCTCATGGCAAAGGTCTTGCCCGAGCGGATAGCGCCATCGGCAATGATGCCGTTGTAGCCGCTGTATGCGCTCTGCGGTGTCCACCAGCTCAAGACCTGTTTTTGCCGCTGGCTGAGGGCTTTCCAGCGAAAACCGTTACTTTTCCGCATTGTCGTCCTCTTCCTCTGGCAGCATCTCCACGTCGTCCGGCGGGCTGAGGTCTGCGGCAGCGCTCAGAGCCTCAAGCAGGCCATCGTCCGGGGCTTCTATGCCGCTTTGGTCTCCCAGCATAGCAAACTTGTCCACGATGGTGCCAAACGCCGTGGACAGCTGCGGCAGCGTCGCCTCTGCGATTTTGTTCTGGTCTGCCATCGCTTTCAGGTACAGCCCGAGAAGATCCTGCGCTTCCTCGCGCTTGCTGCCTAAGTAGGAAAGCATGTCCTGCGTGTTCTGCTCTTTTTTCTTGGCGCACAAATCTGCACATACCGGGTTTTCGCTCACAACCTTGCGCACAGTGCTTTCGGCGACGTTGTTCAGCTTGGCAGTTTTGCGGTAATTGTGGAGCTGCACATAGTCCGCAATGATTTTCTTTTTCTGTCGGTCTGTCAGTTTTGCCCCCACAGCCACCACCTCCCTAAACCCATG